AAATTATCATTGGGAGTCTGTTCGTAACTATACATGGCAAGAAGTAGAAGGGTTCTTACATGTTGTAGAAGATGATGAAATAGGATACCTTAGATCATTGAATTATGGAAACTTCTTTGGACCCTGATAAATAACTAAAAAGTAATCTCTGATGGGAAAAAAATACGGAGGGAAAACTGACGGTGCTCTAAATATACCGGAGAGAGAAAGGGCCGTTAATAGTCTCAAAAAAGAGGATAAGTATTTTTTTAAAGTCGATTCTGAAAGTGGCAATATAGAAGTTTATGCCGAGAAACCTATTATCAAGATTGGTGGCGCCACAGGGTTGCCCAGATCTGGAACAACTGAGGTTAAGATAGGAGATTATGATGCTAAAGAAAAAAAATTCACTCATATAGATGATAGTGCAACAAATGAAGAAAAAGAATTTTTCTCTAGATCTGAAGTTGCAAAAAGATATCTGACAACACCTGCTAAAACAACTTTAGAAAAAGGTCTTTTAAATGATGGTACAGTTCCTAACAAAGAAGAAGCAGCAAAAGAAGCAAAAGATACAGTAGATGGATCGGAAAGTCTATCCTTTGAAGAGGCAGACCAAGATAGGGTAAACACGAGTCTTTCAACATTTCAAAAAGCTACCCAAGGAATAGCAAGAAGAACCTATGAAGTATTAACATATCCAATTACTTTAGATACAAAAACACAGGATACTATTCATTTTACATTAAAAGAAGTTACAGGTGTCAAATATAGTGGAGATATATTTGGAACAAAAAAACCTTTTGATAGACAATATAATGACTTGACAGGATCTGTAACATTACCAATTCAATCAGGAATAAGTGATAGCAATCTAGTTAAATGGGGACCAAATGAATTAGATGCAATAAATGCTGCTCTAGCTGGTGCTTCTTTAGATCTAATGAATCGCGATTCTGTTGAACAGTTTATAGGTAGATTAGGAACTATGGCTACAGGAGTACAAGAAAAAGTTTTTAAAAGTGCCAATGATGCTTTTAAACCAGCTATACTAGCAGGTCTTGCGGGTCAAGCAGTTGGTGTTCAGGGTTTATTATCAAGAGCAACAGGAACTGTTCTTAATCCTAATTTAGAATTACTATTCCAAGGTCCACAACTCAGACCATTCACATTTCAATTTAGATTATCACCAAGAGAGGCAAAAGAAGCTGCAGAAGTAAAGAAAATTATTAGATTCTTTAAACAGGCAATGTCTGTGAAGACAGTAGAGACTAATGCATTTTTGAAGACGCCTCATGTATTTGATATTGTTTATCAAACAACCGGTGGCGACATACATCAATCATTAAATAGAATAAAAACTTGCGCATTACTTGGTTGTGATGTTGATTACACTCCAGATGGAACTTATTCAACATTTAATGATGAAAGTAAAACTATGACATCTTATAATTTAACTTTAAGATTTAATGAACTTGAACCAATCTTTGATAAAGATTATGAGGTTGAAGGTCTTGAAGAAGGAGCGGGTCACACAATAGGTTTCTAAAATGGCAAATTATTTCAGTTACATTCCAGACTTTGAATATGTCAATCTTGATGGGCAAGGAAAAAGTATTTCAGATTACTCACGGGTAAAAAATCTTTTTCGGAGAGGAAAACTTCGTGAAGATATTTTTAGAAATCTAACTTTCTTCACAAAGTATCAAGTTACTGGTGATGATCGACCAGATAATGTTGCATATAGTTTATACGATGATGAATCTTTAGATTGGTTAATTCTAATTGCAAATAATATTACCAATGTGTATACAGAATGGCCGATGACACAACAATCATATTATGATTTTCTTATTGATAAGTATGGATCTGACGAAGCACTTTTAAATATCCACCACTATGAAACTATTGAGATAAAAAACTCTGATGGGGCAGTTGTTGTTCCTGCAGGTTTGACAGTTTCGCAAGACTATTCCATTATATATCACGATTATTTTACGAATAACCAAGTATCAACATCTAATATCACAGTTCCTGTAACCAATAAAGAGTACGAAGATAAGATTGAAGATAAAAAGAGAAATATTTTTACTTTAAAACCAGAATATATCAATGTTATTCTTGACGATCTGGAACAAATGATGACATATGAAAAGGGTGGGACTCAATATGTGAATCCCACCCTCAAGCGTGCTGATAATATTAGACTATTTCAATAATCAACTTTCTGCAAGTTTCTGAAAATAACTCAAAGCATCATCTTCATCTTCACTGGAAGTTGACTTGGGGGTAATGTCAGGTGCATTGAAGTCATCATTAGTAGATGCTTTTGATGCTGCTGCCCAGTCGGGTTGATAATTACCACGATCACTATCTTCATTATCAACGTCTTCGTCTACACGGGACGGTGCTGACTTTTGACCCAGAACCATCTTCAGACGATTCTCCAGTTGTTCGTAAGACTTGAACTGGTCATCAGCAGTTAGTGCAGACAGAGAATACTGCTTCTTCCACAGTGCTTCCAGTGCATCGTCATCATCCAACAGTGCCGAAGGACGATCAAATTCAGAAGCATCATAGTTCCAGTAACCATCTTTCTTCTTCAGTTTCAGTTTGAAGTTTGCACCCTGCCAGAAATCAAAAGGATTGATAGCAGTTTCATCTTCAAACTCAGGTTGCATTGCTTCCATGATCTTATCAAAGATCTTCTTACCGAATTTGTAAAGGAAGACTTGACCTTCATTCTGTGGATTTGCTTTGTCCTGCACAACGTAGATGTTGGCATAGTAAGACAGTTTACGCTTCTGCTTACGGACAGTTTCTTTATCAGAATCAATACCACTGTTCCACAATTCACGGTTGTATTCAGATACAGGATCTTTACCACCATTTGTAGTCAGTGAATTTTCAATATACCATCCACCAGGACCTTGGAATGCATGTGAATACATCTTTGCCCAAGGCAGTTCTTCACTATCAGGTGCAGGCAGGAAACGAATAACGGCATAACCATTGCCGGTCTTATCCATTTCTGGTTTCCAGAGACGATCGTCTCCCCCACCACCAGTATTATTCATCTTTTCCACTTCCTTGACTAGTTTAGAAGTCAAAGAACCAAGATTGGATTGCTTTTTAAGATTTGCGAATGACATTCGGATTACCTCGTATTAGTTTAGATTTGGCTTGTGTGTACTTCGTTATTCTACACATCAGTTCCATCTTCGTCAATCTTTTGACGCATTGCTTGAAGAATGGTCTCCATATTTTTGAAGACTGTTCTGATGTCAACATGAGATGGAAGACCTACCATATTGGCAGACTCTGCAATTTTATCTCTCATTTGTTTTGCTTCTGGATCATCAGACAAACTCAGTCGGGTATAAAGAATTTGTTGCTTATTTAAAAGTTTTTCCAGAAGTGCAACATGAAAAAGTTTTTCTTCTCTCGACATTGAGGGGAACCTGAAGACGTTTTGGTAAACGTCTTCTTGCAGTTCACTAATTTCAGTCATCTCTGCGCGGACAACTTCTGATTCAAAGAAACTCATTTTTTCCCCAATACAACATTTTTGAGAACTTTTTTATAACGAAATACATCTATATGTAGGAAGGGAGAATATTTTCTCATTCTCAAACTTACGGTTTCCCACACAGGGTCTTGAATATTTTTATCAAACTCCTGACGGAATCCAAATATTTTATCCAAAATAACCATCGTCTCGATGGAAGTATCCCCACTTAAATAACTTTTCAAGATAAGTGGATGACCTTTCTTACTTACAAATACCCTATCAATATCTTTGGAATCAAAAATATTTTCTACTTCTTCTTTAAAAATATAAGAAAGTGATTGTGTTCTTTTTTTCCAATCAGTATACCTATCTTCGCCTTCACGGATCATTTCTCCTATCCAAAGCTTACTTGGATCAGTGCAGGTAATAAAATTTGAAATAAAAAATTCTTCTACTTCTTTATCTTTTTTGTTTCTTGCTAGTTTTTCAAACCAAAATCTGTCTTTTCTTTTATAAAAAGATTGAACAGTTGCTCGACTTTTACCACAGTATTTGTGATAATCATACTTGTCTTTTGTAAAATGATTTTTCATTGACAAGTAACATTTATAAGCATCAAAGGGCATCATTCATCAAATGGGTAGTTTCGCTCTAGAACTCCTTTTTAAAAAGTTTAATTCCGTTGCTTCATACTTAATTTTTTCTTTCAAAGGTTTAGAAATCAGTTTGGGAACTGACTCTAATTCTATGCTATTCTTTTCGCAGAAGTGAATAATAGCATCAATATAATTCATATCATTATTGATATGAACCAATTGTTCAATTTCTTGTGCAAATTTGGAGGGACAGAAAAACTTTTTTTGTAATTCTTTTTCTAGTTCATTCTCCATTCTCTGACCTAGTATTGTGATGTACAAATTCTTTAATATACCTGACTAATAATTTAATATAGTCCCCTTTGTTGCGTTTGTCAAATACTTTGACTTCACCATTAGGAGTAACCATAAGAGTAATTAGTTTCTTGACCGGAATTCCAGTTAGTTCATAGTACGCAGAAGCATAGAACATCTCTTGAACAAAATAGTTTTCCAACCATTCCTCAGGTTTAATCTTTTCAGATGTTTTAAAATCAATGACTGCAAGTTCCCCTTCGTATTCTGCAATGCAGTCTACACGTCCAGCCAGTCCAAGATACTCAGAATAAAGAGTCCTTTCAATAGCGTGAATATTATTTATCTTCTCAAGATATGGGCGAGCATGATGAAACATGAATCTTGTTAAGGGACGAAATTGGTCCCAATCAATTTCCTGATTCCTCATGTGCAATTCAACTGCTTCATGGAAATCTGTACCACGAGCAGTTGCTTTCTTTGTAATTCTATTTGCTTCTTCAACACCAACTCGTTTGCGCCAATTCACAAAAATCTGTCGATTATAGAAAGATGTTACAGACGTAATAGAAGGCACCCACTGTCCATCAGGAAGATTATACAGTCGAATACCATTAGTTTCTTTTTTGTTTAATTCAAGATCACCGAGATAATTATGATGAATAAATGTCATAGATTCAATTCTGCTTTTGCAATTAAATATTCTTTACACAATCCTGAACGTACAATATCTTCTACACCAAATTCAATGACTTCCATAGATGGCATGACATTTAGAATTCGCATAAAATCAATGATACCATTCTTTTCATTGGTTTTTACAAGATCAGTTTGAGTGGCATCACCACAGAACATAATCTTTGTATTTTCACCAACACGGGTAATGATACTATCAAGTTCATGAAAATTCAAGTTTTGAAATTCATCAACCAGAATGATTGCATTATCCAAAGTAGTTCCACGAATAAAACTTGTGGACCAGAAACTGATAGTTCCTTGTGTTTTTAAGTTTCCGTACAGCATTTCAAATGCAGAATCATCTGGCATTTCAAACATGTACTTCACCATATTCTTATATGGAATTTGATAGAGTGAAGATTTATCTTCATGATCTCCAGGAAGGAATCCAATCTCCCTAGTAGCAACCAATGAACGAACAATATAAATCTTCTCATAAGGAGAGCGTTCATCTAGAACATCCCTAAGAGCATTGTAAAGTGTAATAAAAGTTTTTCCAGTACCAGCAGCACCATAGGCAACAATGTTCTGGTCATCCTTGTAAGCACTGTATAATGTTTCTTGATTCTCCGTAAGCGGATCAACCGTTCTCATCAAATCAGAATTGATTGGTTTTTTACGTTTCATTTGCTTATTGCTCATCCCAAATGGAACAGGATTTGTAGTCTTCTTTCTAGGCATTTAATAAATTCAAACAGGTTTTACTCGAGATCCAGGTACTTTGGATGCTTTGTTCAAGACATCATTCCAACCAGGATGAGACTTCTTAAGTTTGTCATAGACTTCACCAATCTCCCCACTAGCGGGAGCAGTTGCTGGGTCTGACCAGTCTCTTTGCCATTCAGGGTTATCTTCTAACCACTGACTCCAATCATGAACGCTAAGTTTAACCTCTTTTTGTTCACCAGTTTCTTTATTAATAACAGGATATGTTGCCATGATTACTTTAATTCACACTGATATTTAGATCGCCCATTCCATCGCTTCAGCGACTGCAGGAAACTGTTCACAAAAGATTTTCTTACATCCAATGGCAATGTCCATGTGCTCCTTCTGTGTGCCGTTAGCAGAACGCAATTCAATATAATGTATCCAAGACCTTACAGAACCTGTCATATACATCCTTGTAGGCGTTGCTAGGGGCAATACAAAACGAGCACACTCCTTTGCCACTCCTCTTCCAAGCATCTGTTCATACAGTGCCATAGAAGAATCAAAAAGAGTCTGCATTTGCATTTCTAAATTTTGAATCGTAAAAGGATCCAGGTCATCAATCGAGTTCTGACGGTTGTCTGTGTCTTGTCTACGGAGTGCCGGTAGAGGGATCGTCTTACCCAGTAAGGAGGAATCAGCATAGCGTTGTGAAAACTCCTGGAATGTGAAAGATCTATGTCGCAAAATTTGCGCTGCCAGTCCTCTAGTAGTATTGATCTCAAGCGTCATGGTAGCTTGTTCAAAGATGCTCCAGTGTTGATGCTTTACACAATACCTCAGAAGACCCGAAAACTTTTCGTTATTTTGATTATTAGGATTACTTACACGGGCACAATATGCCATGTGCTTCTCTGCATCAGGTGTTACACTGACAAGTTTAATCGGGGTATCCATCGTCATCATTAAAAATTTCGTCGTAGTCAGTTATGTAGTAATCAGCAGGGTCATCGAAATTATCTTGCTTTGTGGTATATGCATCCACGTCAGAATAAACTTCTGACTTTAAACATTCTACCAGGGACTCAAGATTTCTGACAATCAGTTTGAGTTTCTCCTTGTCCATAGGCATAATATACTTGAACTAATTATACACAAAAAAAGGCGGGTAGTCAACCCGCCTTAGAAAGATTTAAACTGCTAAAATCCTCCTACAAATTCTTTTACATGTTGCCTGATTATCGTCACACTCTATTAAACAATCATAGTAGTCATTTATAAGATCGGATTCTTCGATACTTACATCTAAAGTTTTTTCCAATCTTTTTATACTTTCCTTCCATCCCGCTAATTGATTATACGAAATGAGATTATGCATGATTTCCTCCACTATATGTTTAGATAATAATGTAGTTGGACTTTCAGTTCACTGCTGCCTCCTAATTCTATTACTATCTAGACAAGTTTAGGTATCGTAATATACATTTGTTTCAATTTTACATAAGTATAAAAAAAGAGAGGTTTTTAAACCTCTCAAGAAGTTATTTTCCACTTCGATATGCATCGGGATTTAAGTAAAACCCATTTTGCATAACTAACACCACGATAGGTTAAGTATCTGAAGACCTTATCCGGGTCGTGTATTTCAGGATCATATTCTGGAAGATCATAACTAAATTTGATCTTCAGCATTTATTCCTCCCTCAAGTGTGTTGAAGAAGAACGATTTCACCATAGAATAAAGCCATAGTAGCAACACATGCCAAGATAATTACTCCTGTGATTTGTAGTGCTTCCATAATTGCCTCACTTAGTGTAGGTGCGACCACGATAGCAGAAGGTGCCATTAGACACTTTATGATCTGCATTCTTTACAGAATACGTAACACCACGATATGCGGTATGTGTAATCTGTGCATCATGAAGAGCAGACTGCTTGGTGATCTGATCTTTGATAAGTTGAAGTGTGTTCATTTGTTTACTCCTAAAGTAATTGGATTTTTAGGTCCGTTCCTTTAGTCGTTTGCGTCCCCGAAGGGATGAACGATCCGTTCCGCGACTTACTTGCGTCTTATACCAAGTTGCACTCACCTTCAACTTTGCTCCTAAGGTATCTGATTAGAAACATTTTGGAGTCGTAGTCTAATTTATCATCCTCTTGTATCTCAAGAGATCTTGTCATCCACCTTTCACATGACATGTGCCAGTTATAAGGTTTTGTCAAATGATCTGCATGAGATGCTAAGATGGTTAGTCCGAGTAGAATGCTTGGCATAAGATGAACGATGGGTTTATTATAAACCCTTATACTTTATTTAGTCAAATTGTGTTGGTATCAACATGAACATTTGTAATTGCGTTTATTAAGATAATTTAAGGTTTCTTTTAGAGTTCCTCTATGATCTACACCGATTGCAATCATAGGATACTCTGCTTCATCACCAAACTCTGCGCGAAATTGCTTTTCAGTGAAATGCTCATTTAAGATATATTCATTAAACTCATTATGCATACTTTGAAGAAGCATAGCAGCTCTCTCACACTCCTGACTGCCGTTGCTATAAATCCATGCATTCATTATTCTTTCTCCTTATAAATGATTGAAATTCTCCTTTTTTCTACTCCTGTATGATCAAGCAAATAAGAATACTGAACCTCTGCATCCAAAAGTTCAGCAATCTTTTCTGCTAAGTTCTTAGCAATATTCAGTTTAGTTGGTTTTTCCCAATTAGATCCTTCCACTAGTTTAGAGATACCTGTTATCTGAGTGTCCACAGCAAATTTTCTAAAGTCGTCATCGATCATTTTGCCAGTCGTCAATTTGTTCTTGGGTAGGGACAATGATTCGGAAAGCAAGACCTTCCTCTTCAAACTCCTCATTCATTTTTTCGTAGGTCTCAGGTATAATTTTTTCAGTCACGTTGTCTCCAGTCATCGGGTTTGTCTTGTTTAAACCAATCTACAATTTCATCTGCTCCATCAAACCCCGTTTTGTAATTAGATGGGTCGGGGTCTCCTAGTCCCATCTTATTCATAAAATCATCTATGCTGCCCTCCTCAATATCTTGAGAAGCTTGACGACGTGCTTTACGCAACCATTCTCTGGCAGTCGTATTTGCTTTGGACAGTTTCTCTGCCCAAATCATATCTTCTAGTTTTACTTCTTCTTTGTTAGCAATCTTCTTACAGATGAACTCTAATCGTAGTCTGTATTGAGTAGATAGCATATTAGTTTTTACGCAGTTTTTTTTCTAATTCTGTGAGTTGACTAAACTCTTTGTATGCTGTCTGTGAACGTTCATTGATGATACTTAGGATATCATCCATTATGACATCGTTTTCAGCGTAATCATCCAAGTATTTGTCAATGGCTTCCTTTAGATACCTTTTCCGATGCCACTCGGGGGAGTATGGTTTATACATGATAAAGATTTTACATGCCTAGATCATAGTATTATTTACTATGGTTGTCAAGTGATAGGATCATCCTCAGATTCTTTAATCATACTGCTGATGATCTTCTCACTACCATCCATTGTCTGCAGTGCAAACAAGGATGACTTTTGATACTTCTTTAATTTTTTATATCTCTTAAGAAGACGATTGATATCATCTGGATTCATTTCGACTTCTACATCAAATCCTTTACTCATCTTTTTTTCTTCTTTTCTGTAGGTGATTTGTATCCCCATAATTTTGGTCTTACAGATCCATATCCAAAATCCATTTTTTGAACAGAACCTGGACCATACTTATCAAAATACATGTCAAATAGATCTGCAGACTTTTTACATCTTACGAGATCTATACATTCTTTTCCGTCTTTTAGATACCAAATAAGTTTAGCATCAGTTGGGAAACTTTTATCATTTGCTTGGTCAAGAGTTGTTTCCTCTAAAAGAACTTGACACCCATAGGAAGATGGATCACTTGGATTAACTTCCTTACTGTTCATTTCTTCTTCCTTTTCTATGGTTACTGTCATGAACGATTGCCCCACTGAATATCAGAATATGCTTCTTTTACATTGTCAAGACTAATTTTATACTTGGAGGATAGATTCTTATCCTTGGTTAGAATAATAACTTCTGCTTCCTTTGGATGCAACCCTCGCAAAAGGTTAATGAACATCATCTCCCTACGAATGGTAGAAAGAGATCCATTACCACCTTGAACATAATGATAAAGATTTTGATATTCACGGCGAAGTGAAGTCTTACCCCGCCCATCAAGATCTTGACCCGTTGCAGATGCTCCACCTTTTGCTTCCTTTGCAATATTCTCAGACAGTGTACCCGAATACACAGACTGATCTTCTGCATCGCCATAAGGAACTTCACCTTCTGGAAGAAGACTTACCACAGACTCATCAAAGTTCCAAACAAAAATAGTTTTCAAAGACATGTGCTCATACTTCTTAAGCACTTCCACTTTCTTTGCATTAGAACGCTGCTTGGATGCAAGTTCTAAAACTTCAAATACAAATGGATTTAAGGGAAGTTCCGGGATTGGTGCCGGTGTCTTCTTTGCTCTAGTTGTCTTCTTCGTCGTTGTCGTCATAATAGTTTTCAAATCTCACTGCTAGAATTTCGTCGGGAAGGATGTTCCCATTTTCATCAAACATCTCTGGGTGTGTATAAACTGGTTGTGTTTGATATACATGTTCTTTTGCCAGCCATCCTACTACGCCTCCGACAAAAAACATCATTAACGCTACAAGTGTACTGATGGTAAGGGTTACTGCTAACATTTTTTAACTCCAGAGAATTATTTTTTCTTAATATCAAGATAGAAGTCTAGATTAAAAACAATTTCTCTGCGAAAGAAAGAAACCATTTTACCAAACTTCATCCGAAAAGTTTTTGGTGGTTCTGGTTTTCTCCTCCTGTTGCGTAACAGCAACTCTACCCCACGATTAATGTGGGGATCTGATTTATTTAGTTTTCTTTTTTCGTCTCCCAGGTTTTCTGTCACGACTGTACCTCCATGCATCTTCTAAGATGCCATACAAATAATTTTTAATCTTTCTCGCCTGTGGTTTAGAAATATGTCCATATCCTTCACGAAGTTGCTTATGCTCATTATCATTACCACCTTTAATATACTCTTGAAGTTCTAAAGTCATATCGCTAAGTTCAGCAGCAGTTGTACTTTCAATAAATTCCTCTACTTCATATCTTTTTGTTTTACGAATTTGAAGATAATCATAGAACTTCAATACAAATTTTCCTTCAAAAGCATAATCAATTGCTTTTTCAACATCAGTGTAAATTTCGTGAAGATTGTTTTCCATTAAACCAGTTTGTTTTCCCTTAGATACTTTACAGTTTCCATACATCCGCCGATGTGTTCATTATTTAGAACAACTTGGGGAAATGTAGATCCCACACCAAACTTATGATAAAACTCTTGTCTCGTATAGTCAGTATTAAGTTTGTATACTACATGTTTTAACTCTGCCAATTGTAGCACCTGTTGAACTTTGGAGCAATAAGGACAACCATCTTTCGAGTATACAGTGAACGTCATAAAAAAAGAGGGAAATAATTCCCCCATAGTATATCATATAATTTTTACTATGACAATGGAGTCATGCCTAATGGATCAGGATTACTGGGACCAGGATCAAAATCATGTTCAGGACCAATATCATGAATTAATGGATCTTGCCCTTCAGGTTTTGAAAAGTATTCTCTAAGAACTTCAATACGTTCTTTTTCATGAGCAATAATATCCACTTGCTCCTGAATTGAAGCAAGGATATCAGAGTGCTCACCTATACCTACGGGTGCTTGAAGATAGATTTCAATATTTACTTTTGCCTTGGCAATGTTGCCTTGCGCTTGAGCAAATAAAGCATCTAGGATTTGAAATCTGAACATGTTTCTTTATTATCTAATTTATATATTAGTCAGTTAAAAAAGATGTTTTCACCTACCACAAGACTATCCATATCAGTTAACGAAAGAATTTCCATTGCATTTGATACATGTCCACAGATAGGTTTACCACCAACGTTCAATGATGTATTTAATACCATAGGAACTCCTGTTAGTTTTTCAAATTCTTCAATCAATTCATAGTAATAAGTATGATCTTGAGAAACAGTTTGTGCCCTACAAGTTCCATCGGCATGTGTGATAGGAGCAAAAGATTGTTTGTCTATTAACTCCATGACATACAACATGTAAGGTGAGTCGTAAACAAAATTAAAATAATCTCTGGACTTCTCTTCAAGTATAGATGCTCCGAAGGGTCTGTAAAATTCTCTATGCTTTACCTTACTGTTGATAATATTCTTACCATCTGCAATAGATGGATTCATAAGAATACTTCTGTTACCCAATGCTCTAGGTCCGACCTCACCCTGACCTTGATACCATCCTACAATTTTTCCTTGTGCTAAAAGTTCAGCAGTCTGTTTAATTGTTCTCTTGGATGGTGGTAATGGTTCTTCATCCTGTTGCCAGAATGGAAACCCAGATGAATCAAACTTCTCTTGATCATAATACTTTCTGAGAAATTCTACTAGTCCCAATGATAATCCACTATCGTTACAGTGAGGAGGGATAACTAAATTTGGTCTGACATTTCTGATCTCTGAATTGATTACTGTGTTCTGTGCCACACCACCACTATAAAATATAACATCAGTCTCGTCTGTATATTCTATAAAATGTTTTACAAATGCACGTTCTGTAATAGTATGTGCAGCACAAACTTTATCACAAACATCTTTAAAGTTATGTTTATGCATCCTTGTAAAGTTTGCTGACCTCCAAAGTTTTGATAAGTCAGTTAGGTCACATGAACCAGTGCTAGAATAGTTACCAAATGCTTTTAGTGCCATGATTTTACCAGCAAAGTCTAGAGAGTGTCCCTTAATGCCCATCTGATGACCGACATTAGAAAGAATTAATCCAAGACTTTCAACTTTATCTGCACTATATCTCAGTACAATCTTATCATTTTTAAATACAGTATGACCAGAATAGTCATCACCAAAACCATCGGATACAATTCCTACATCAGACTCACCAAACATCCAACAACTCAAGTGATGAGCATAGTGATGATCAACTCTGAAGACAGGACAATCAAATCCTAATAATTTAAATAGAGGTATTTCTATACTAGAAAATAATTCTTTCTCATCAAATTTAATTTTATCATACGAGAATGAATCAATAGTAATAGCAATAGCATCTACCTCAGATGGATTAATATCCCATCTCTTTATGATTTGAAACCACTGATTCAAATCCATGAACCCATGATGTTTAATCTGATAATCTCGTTCAGAATTATAATACTTTACGACAATACCATCGGTGTAAGTAATATTTGAGTCGTGATCACATAGTCGCAATCCTAAAAATTTCATATACCTACAAAAAAGAGGATCCTAAGACCCTCAGTATATCAATCATTATCTTGTTTGTAAAGATCTTCTAGTTTTTCTCTTGAAAGATCAACATACATTACTTCTTCTCCTTGTGCCGGGGCTTCTGGATGCTTTGGTTTAGGAGGTTCATCCATCATTTTATTGATGGATTGAATGTTCCCCCACATCATCGCAAATGAAGCACCTGCAATAATTCCAAAGCAAAGGAAGTAAAAAAAGATTTCAAAATTATTCATGATTCTTGCAAAGATTGAACAGTATTATGAAGTTGACCAATGTCTCTCAATCCTTCAGCAGAAAACCAGGGAGCAGATGCCCAATCAAATCCATCACCAAAGGTGTTGTCAGGGGCAACCACATACCAGTGGCAGTCAACATCAGGAACATCAACTGCACACTTAGACCAGTCATCACTCCATTGTGGAACTTGAATCCACATTAAAGCTGCCATCAAGATTGAGTAAATCACAGTGCATTACCTCTAGGAAGAACTTCTTCTGGGAATACAAACTGTTCGTGTGGTTGATCTACTGGTGCCATCCATGCACGAAGTCCTTCATTGAGAAGAATGTTCTTGGTATAGAACGTTTCAAACTCTGGATCTTCTGATGCCCTTATTTCTTGTGAAACAAAGTCATAAGCGCGAAGGTTGAGAGCAAGACCAATAATACCGATGGAACTTGTCCAAAGACCCATAACAGGAACAAACAGCATAAAGAAATGCAACCACCTCTTATTGCTAAACGCAATACCAAAGATCTGAGACCAGAACCGGTTTGCTGTAACCATTGAATAAGTTTCTTCTTCTTGTGTTGAATCGAATGCTTTGAATGTATTTGCTTGATCACCATCTTCATAAAGTGTATTTTCTACGGTCACTCCATGAATTGCAGACAGAAGTGCTCCTCCCAGTATACCAGCAACTCCCATCATATGGAAGGGGTTGAGTGTCCAGTTATGAAATCCTTGTAGAAAAAGTAGGAATCTGAATATTGCCGCGACACCAAAGCTCGGCGCAAAGAACCAACTGGATTGTCCAAGTGGATAGATGAGAAATACAGAAGTGAATACGGCAATAGGACCCGAAAAAGCAATTGCATTGTAGGGACGGATTCCGATGAGACGTGCAAGTTCAAACTGACGAAGCATGAACCCAATTAGGGCGAAGGCACCGTGGAGCGCCACAAAATTCCAGAGTCCCCCAAGCTGGATCCAGCGGACGAAATCTCCCTGAGACTCAGGACCCCAAAGTAGAAGAAGAGAATGACCCATAGCGTCAGCAGGAGTTGACACTGCCGCTGTAAGAAAATTAGCACCCTCAAGGTAACTACTTGCGAGTCCGTGGGTGTACCAGCTTGTAACAAACGTCGTGCCAGTAAGCCAGCCACCAATTGCAAGATAAGCAGTGGGAAAAAGAAGAAGTCCAGACCAGCCCACAAAGATAAAGCGGTCGCGTTTAAGCCAGTCATCAAGGACATCGAACCACCCCCGTTGTGATTGTTGTGATAGTGTTGAAGTTGTCATAACCTCCTATGTATTCTTTCATATTTAGTTTACACATCTTTACATTTTTTGTCTATAGGTTTTTTTACTGGTTCTCCTGGTGATCTATAAATTTGTGGCCAAGTATCACGAATAATTTCAGCAAGTTTATATGGGGTGGTTGATGAAATCACTTTAACACTTTATGAGCAGTACCATCACCATCATATAAATCAGTATCATAATACCCACCTCTTGTTCCAAAATAAAGAGTGATTAAAGAAAACGGAATACATGCAAATAATAAAATTTTACCTAACATGATGCCCTCCAAACATATATCGCATTCCATTTAAGACCTTGAAGGCGAAAGCGCCCAAACGACGAGATTCAAAACGCTCAAACAACGCCGTAGAAATAACAGGAGTGGGTACACCCAAATCGACAGCGGCATGAACAGTCCAGCGACCCTCACCGCTATCGGAAACCCCTCCATCGAACTTATCAAGTTCTGTATTGCCACGAAGTACATCCGCAGTAAGATCCAATAACCAACTGCCGACCACGCTACCACGACGCCATAACTCAGCCACTTCAGCACAGTCAATATCATAGCAATAGTCCTTCGGATTCTCCATCGGAGCAATCTCAGCATCGCCCGCTTTAACGTAAGCTGACCCAGCATTAGCTTCATGCAGGATATTAAATCCTTCTGCGTATGCTTGCATGATTCCATATTCAACTCCGTTATGGACCATCTTTACAAAGTGACCTGCACCTGGTGGTCCACAATGCAACCAACCATACTCAGCAGATGTTGCGCTTGAGTAAGGGTCTGTGCGGGATGCAGAGGCAATGCCAGGTGCGAGTGCCCTAAAGATTGAAGAGCAGGCGGATACTGCAGTATCTGTACCACCAACCATAAGACAGTATCCACGCTCCAGACCGTAAACACCACCACTAGTACCACAGTCAATATATTGGATGCCAAGTTTAGCAAGCCTTTCTGCTCTGCGTCGAGAGTCCTTAAAATTGCTATTGCCATGATCAATAATAATATCACCTTCCACACAAAATTGTAGTAATTCATAAATCGTATCCTCTACAGTTTCTGCTGGTACTACCATCATAAAGACACCAGGTGCCTTTCCGATCATTCCATCTTGATTATGAACTACTTGAACAAGGCTTTCCAAAGAAGTGGCACATCCACTGATATAACCCTTTTCATATTGTTCTTCAGATTTTTTATAGTTGTTGCGATATCCATATACTTCATGTCCTGCTTTGATAAGACGACGGGACATTCCTTCTCCCATTCGCCCAAGTCCAATCATACCTATTTTCATAAAACCCTCCCAGGAACGTAATCAATATCTTCTAATACTTCATCAAGAAGTTGTTCGTAATCCTTAAACATCCTATCTCCTGCAATAAAACATCTCTGTCTTCGCCAAAGTGCTTCTGCAAACATTCGCTTTTCTCTGTCTGTAAATCCCTCAAATCGATTCATTATTCTCTCCTACTTGAGTTTAAGTGGATAATCCCAGTTTGTTATAAACCGAGTTTTGTGCATTGGTCCCCAGATTCCAGGATGGTAGAGGTATGGAACCGTTCTTACAGGACATTTTTCTTTTGTGCATAATAAATCATCAACAATTCTCCAAGACTCAAGCACTTCATCCGAGTGAACAAAGTGTGACTGATCTTTATTAATTGCATCATATAACAATTTTTCATATCCATCAACAGCTTTCTCAACAGGATAATGATACTGCAGTGTTGCTGGTTCAACTTTATCTTCAAGACCAGGTGCTTTAATATCAATCCTCATATCTAAATGTGGATCTGGTTGTAATCTCATTACCATGCGATCATTACATTCATGACCATCAAATAAATTTTGAGGTGGTGATTTAAATTTAATCACAACCTCTACACAGTCAACTTGAAGTTTTTTGCCTGTTAAGAAGTGAAAAGGAACTCCCTGCCAACGCCAGTTATCGATGAATATGTCACCAGAAACAAAGGTAGGAGTACTACTATCAGGATCAACACCCTCTTCATCTTTATACCCAATGTATTGTCCACAAAGAAGTTTCTTTCCTAATCTAGTTGCGGCAAGAACTTTTGTCTTCTCCCGCCTGATTTCTTTTGCATCAACTCTACAAGGTGGTTCCATAGCAACTAATGCTAGAACCTGAAGCATATGGTTTTGTAGCATGTCACGAACTGCTCCGGCAGACTCATAATACTGAGCACGCCCTTCACAACCAATTGTTTCAGTAGCAAAGATTTGAACCTCTTCTATGAAATTACGGTTCCAAAGTGGTTCCAAAAGAGTATTACTAAACCGAGTAGTAAGTATATTATTAACAGTATCTTTGCCAAGATAATGGTCAATGCGATATACTTGTTTTTCGCGTAAATTTGTACCCACCACTGACTGTAAATGATTAGCAGATTCAAGATCGTGCCCAAAGGGTTTTTCGATAACCACACGGGATGTTTCTGGGTCATTTAGTTTACCTGCTTTCGTTAAGTTGACTACAGCATCTGCATATCTTTCCGGAGGAACAGATAAGAAGAAAGTCATATCATCATGTTCTTCAATTTGTTTTAATGACTTTACAAGACTCAAATCAGCACAAACATAATCCAATCGATTAGTAAAATCTTCTGGATAGTCACCAAGGGATTTAATCCAACCATCACGACCAGGATCTCTTCTAGCAGAACCAATAATTTTAAAATCATTTGATAGAAGATTTTTTGTGTGAAGTTTATATAAAGCAGGAATCAGCTTCTTTTTACACAAATCACCAGTCGCACCAAAAATAACTAATGCTCTCATATTACTGTTTCCTTTTCCCTAACTGTAAGTCTATCTGGATCGATTAAACTAATTGCTTTTTCTAATTCATGACTGTGTTGTAATTCATCATTCAAGATCTCAAGAATCTTTTCATCGGGACCGTTATATGCAAGATACTTGGCATATGTAGTAGCAGCATGAATCTCTACTTCATACGACAGATGGTATGCAGACTTAGGAGCCACCCAATAATAAACCACGTTGACCCAATAATAGATAAGTACAAGAGATTTGGCGAATAAGCGATCAATCCAATAAGCATTGCCGCCCATACTTTCCATGTATTCCAGATGTTCGGTTTCATTTAATGTCTGTGCAAAGTGCTCTTTCATCAAATAAATGTGTTCTGGTCCACGGAGTCCCAATGACTCCCTTAAATGCAATATACTTAAGAATGCAAAATAAGGTGCCCGAGCAATCTCCTCAAGCACCCAGAAACGTTGAAAATCTCTACCTTGGTAGAGGAAATCAATGATTGCTACAGTGATGTTTAGTGTAACTTCATTGAACTTTTTCATTTACGGACTCCCAATCTTTATTGAAAATTTCAAGTCCCTTATCCGTCAAAATATGATCATACATTTGATCAAATACTTTTGGTGGCATAGTGCAAATTTCGGCACCATTATACCAAGAACGAATAGCACGTTGAACACTACGAATAGAAGCAGAAAGAACTTGCGTTTTTACACCATGAATTCGATAGAGTTCTGAAATAGAACGAACTACTTCGAGACCAGCAACAGACTGATCATCCAAACGTCCAACAAAAGGTGAAACATAAGTAGCGCCTGCCTTAGCAGCAAGAACTGCTTGTGCTGCACTAAAGATAAGAGTTACATTAACCTTAATATTTTTTGAGGAAAGATGCTTACAGACATTAAGACCTTCGCGTGTGCAAGGAACTTTAATGGTTGCAACTTCACCAAATTTTTCATAAAGACGGAGACCTTCCTCATACATTTCGGTGTCAGATCCAACAACCTCCATACTGATATCACGAATACCAATGTCTTTAATTTCTTGATAAACATCCTCAGGATTTCTACCACTTTTCATGATAAGTGTTGGATTAGTAGTGACACCATCTACTAATCCAGTTTGAAAATACTTACGGATAATATCCGTATCCGCAGTATCAAGAAAGATTTTCATATAATTATGTGTATATTTCATTAGTAAAGTTCTTCTTCTTTCTCGGTTTCAATTACACAATCAGAAGTAGGATATGCTACGCAAAGTAATGCAAGTCCTGCTTCCAATTGATCATCATCGAGAAATGATTGCTCTTCTTGATCCAATGTGCCTTCTAAAATTCTTCCAGCACAAGACGAACAAGCACCAGCACGGCAAGAATATGGAAGATCAATTCCTGCCTCTTCTGCTGCATCTAGAATATATTGATCATTCTCGCATTGAATAGTATGTTCGCCACTGTCGGGGGTTTTGAGAGTAATTGTGTATGCCATAGATTTAATTAACGTGTACTGTGCCGATCATGCCTGCACCCTTGTGGGGAGCACACCAATAAGTATAGTCACCAGGGTCTGAAAATGCAATATCAAACTCTTCGCCTGGTAACATTGCCAGTGATTCATGACCTAAATCGGGGCGACCTTCCACAATAACATTATGTGGAGGAAGCATATTGTTGACAAAGTGAACTGATTCTCCTGCTGATATTGTGACTTCTGCCGGATCAAAAACTAAATTGCCACCAGATCCCATTTGAACATCTACTGCCCATGCAGGAATAGCAAAAAATAGTGTAGCTAGGAATGCAAAAAACAACTTCATGGAAGTTTACGCAACTACACTATCTATTTCGGTTTTTAGTTTTTATACCTAGAATTGTTTTTAGTTCCTAACTTAGAATATATCATTTACTATAGGTATCATAACCCTTTTCATCATCACTTTTCTTTAACTCAGCAGCAAGTTCTTTTTCACTTTTAAGATGATGTCCCTTAAGATCAGGATTAGGTTGTGATTTAGTCAGATCCCTACGATCTTGATTTTTAATAATGATGAAAGCATCTTTATTGTACTTACGAGTACCGTATGGTGCTGACCATTTTTTGTTATAGTTTTCACCTTGATGAATACCTGAGACTTGAGTGCCACCAATTTCAACAGTGACATTATCATAACAATCCCAACCAAGTTCTGAGATTACATCATACAGTTTTTGAACTACACCGTGATTGCATACTGCAATTGCTTTACGTTTTGCTGCTAGATGATTTTCTAGTTGTGCTCTATCTTCTGCCAGCACGCGCTCTTCTGGTTCAAGATTTCCATTCATGAGTTTAGTTTTCAGCGGTCTAAAAATTATAGCATAAAAAAAGAGACCCGTGAAGGTCTCCTTTTTATTAGATTGTCAACTGTATCAACCGATTGCAGGTGCGGTAAGTGCCACAGGAGTGGACTCAGCAGCAGCAAGGTCGAGTGGGAAGTTGTGAGCGTTGCGCTCATGCATAACTTCCATGCCCAGACCAGCGCGGTTAAGAACGTCTGCCCAGGTGTTGATCACTTTACCTTGACCATCGATGATGGACTGGTTGAAGTTGAAACCGTTCAGGTTGAACGCCATCGTAGAAACACCAAGTGCGGTGAACCAGATGCCAACAACAGGCCATGCAGCAAGGAAGAAGTGCAGGGAACGGGAGTTGTTGAAAGAAGCGTATTGGAAGATCAGGCGACCGAAGTAACCGTGAGCGGCGACGATGTTGTAGGTCTCTTCTTCTTGACCAAACTTGTAACCATAGTTCTGGGACTCGGTTTCGGTGGTTTCACGAACCAGCGAAGAAGTAACCAGTGAACCGTGCATTGCGGAGAACAGTGAACCGCCGAAGACACCTGCGACGCCCAGCATGTGGAAGGGGTGCATCAGGATGTTGTGCTCTGCTTGGAAGACCAGCATGTAGTTGAATGTACCAGAGATACCCAAGGGCATCGCATCAGAGAAAGAACCTTGACCGAAAGGATAGACCAAGAACACTGCACTCGCTGCAGCAACAGGTGCCGAGTAGGCAACACAGATCCAGGGACGCATACCCAGGCGGTAAGACAGTTCCCACTCACGACCCATATAGGCGTAGATGCCGATGAGGAAGTGGAACACTACAAGTTGGAAAGGACCACCGTTATACAGCCACTCGTCGAGCGATGCGGCTTCCCAGATGGGATAGAAGTGAAGACCAATTGCGTTGGAAGAGGGAACAACTGCACCAGAGATGATGTTGTTACCGTACATGAGTGAACCTGCTACGGGTTCACGGATGCCGTCGATGTCCACAGGAGGAGCAGCGACGAAGGCGACGATGAAGCAGATAGTTGCTGCCAACAGAGTTGGGATCATCAGTACGCCGAACCAACCGACATAGAGGCGGTTATTGGTAGAAGTTACCCACTCGCAGAAATTATCCCAAGTGGATGTTTGTTGTCTTGAAAGAGTTGAAGCCATTTTGAAAAAGGGTTAGTTATGAGTGCGGGGAACACTAGGTAAAATATTCCAACTCTACCCTCCAGAGTTGGTATTAGAGACGTAATTTATACACCCTAAAGGTCTCGGTTTATGGGGTGTCACAACAGTTAAGAAATGTAAACTTCTTTGTGCCGTTGATATATTTATAATATACCAGATATGGTGTGCTGTCAACCCTTGACACCAGTTTAAAAAGTGGTTAGACTTGGTTTGTGGTTCTTCAGGATACACTAATAGATCTTTAATAAAATAGATATCTAAATATAAATACACACTTTGATCGATCTAATGAAAAAAGCATTATTTGCTTTAACTATGTTACTGATGACCACCACTGCAGCAAATGCAGGTGGACTTGTTACTAAACATGCTTCAAGTGTTCAATTAACAGTGGATGCTGCAAGGTCAACTTCTACAAGAATTGGATCTTCATTTAGCATTTCTGGATCTAATATAGATACTACTGATGGTTCTACCGCAGGAACTGTTTCTGCTGGGACTATCACTTCTGGTGTATATTCTCCAGGAACTATCGCAGCAACTCAGGATACTGCAGGTGCAGCGTTTAGTTTTAGTCAGTCATATACTCAAGCTGATACAGTTCCAGCTGCTGCAGTTTCTATAGGTGCTGCTCCTAACTTCTCAAGCGTTACTTCATATGCTGCTGGAGCAAAAGATAGCTTAGCAGGTACTGTAACCTCTGCTGGTATTCTTACGGTGACAGCTGGTGGGGCTGGTACATCTGCTACCGGACAATTCGTGAGCGAGATCACTGTAATTGACTGATAACGGAGGTCGTAATGACTTTTGGAAAGACGATACTTTGGTCTGTTCTAAGTGCGGTGGTTGCAAGTGTCATACCTGCAGCTGCCCTGGCGGTCCCCGTGGTCCCGAACTTCACACAGGGATCAATGACAAGCCACACAGAAACAACATCGAAGGTGACTGAAACTATTAATTCTATTGATTATAATACAGGATGGCAATACTCAGTAACTGGTACAAACGTGAACAATGGTGGAGCAGCATTAAATCCATCAAATGTGACCAACAATGTAATGGTAAATCCACTCGGAGGAATGGAGGGACAGGTTTCAACGACCAACACCTCAGCAAATCTAGGATCAGCGAATTTTATAATAACGGATCCGAAAGAGGCATTTCAATTTACTCAAACGTATTCGGGTCCAGGAATGTCAAATCAAACAATTATTCAAAGAGTCACGGAAGTCCAAAGCGTAACAGATACCACAAGTGTTTTTACGCAATAATTGCATTGTTGGTTGCATCACCAGTAAGAGCGAACGTGGGTGGTGTATCAGCAACAGCAAACCCCATCGCAAATAGTTCCGGCTCAGTGACCAATCAAGCCATTCAGGTTTTACAAGGTCCATATGTAACTAACAGTTATGGTGGTGGAATCTCCTGTCAAGGACCAACCGCAAATATAACGCCATTTGTTACTCATAGTAGAAGTTATCAAGATCCTTTTGAAACTTACTACTTAGAACCTCAATATGATGGCAGAGATGTAAAAGGTCAAAAAGTAGAGATACAGCAACAAGTTAAAAACTATCCCTGGGAAGAATGGTATGACAATAGGGTCAGAACAGATCCTAATGATCCTCTTTATGATGTTAATGAAGATGGAATAGCAGATAGATGGTTTGAAGATGGTGCTGATATGACCATCGTTGTTGAAGATATTCAACCAGACGGGATTCCAGATAAACCTGGAAAAGTTCTCTGGAACAAACCGGTAAGAACAGGACAGCAAGATAATATTAGTACCAATATTGGTCTATCAGCAACCTTGTCTTTTCCACTTGATGGTGGATTGCAGGAGCGTTGTAAAGCAGCAGCAGACACTCAAACTGCATTGATGAGACAAACAGTTGCTAATAAAAGATTAGATTTTGAGATTGCTCGTCTTAAGAATTGTGGAGAATTAATGAAGGCTGGAATTCGCTTTCATAGAAGAAGTCCCTATTATGCAATTTGTGCTGATGTGGTAGTAGAAAATGTAACTACTATTCCCCAACACAAACACTCTATCCCTTCTTCTTCGGTTCCTTTAAGACAGGCAAACCCCGCTTCTCCCGGTACTGATTCGCAAGCACCTCTTGACGGGACAATCTCCGGGGTTTCTTTCCCAATAAGGACTGGACCTTTGTCAGCGCCTTCTTCACAGCCGGTTTCACCACTCTTAACAAAAGATCAGCAAGAGGTTTTGCAAATATTGCCGAAGACGTTGCCACAACAGCAATCGAAGCAGTAGCAGTCACCGCACCTGCTGATGGAATATTTCCTATGATTTGTGCAGTCACACCAATATCTTCTGTGACCTGAATACACTCCATACCAACTAATCGATATTCCGTAACTTTCTGATCACCTTTTATAAATCCAACAGGTTCTTTAAGTCCTTGTGCTTCTGTCGGACAATCAATACCTTGATTTGGTGTTTTAGGAACATCAGGTGTCTTTGCTTCTGGTGGTTTAGGTGCTTCTGGTTGTTCTGGTGATCTTACTGGAGGAACTTCCTGAGATCTTTTCTCTGTTTCATACTGCAATCTTCTAGCATCATAATTGATTGCATTGAAACTTGGCATCTGACCGTCACAAAATATCTTTACCTGATCTGGATCATTGTTGGGTAAATTAGCATTCTTATTACTATCTTCATGCGACTCCACACAGCCAGGCATATTCACAATAGGAAGACCCACCTGTGATGTTACAGGTGGGTAAATTGGAACAGCGATTGATGGTTCAATTGCCCACCGTGGAACTGTAGGAACACTTAAATCACGAATATTAATATAAGGTATATCCTGCATTACAACAAAATAGCACCAATAATAATTCCCTTACCAAATGCAATCCATGACATTTGATAACCATTTAAATTAAACTTCTTTCTAATTGGACGATATACTTTTCTTCTGTGCCATTTAAACAAGCGTTCCATGTTCTCTCCTTATTTCTCTAAGTTCTTCAAAATCTTTCTGTTTAGTACCACCGTCATATGCCCATGCATATCCTTCCTCAATCATTGCTTCGTTGAGGGACACTGCTGCATCCCCAAGGTATAACCACCCAAGAAGACGGCCATACTTCCCAACACCGCCGACAAGTTCAGTACGGATAACAAGATCATCGTCACCAGCCAACGCCCCTTCCAGTTTTTCTTTGAGCCAGTTGGTTGCGTCGATTCCAAGTGCTTTCTCCTCTAAGTCTCTAGTGCGTTTTTCTGGGGTGTCTACACCTGCTACACGGACTCTTTCTTTCTTAAATAAGTCAAATCCTAGATCAATAGTAACATCTATTGTATCGCCGTCTAAAACCCGATTGATTTCAACTACGCGGAAGTTGTAACAACTCTTCCGATTGGGGGGAACCATAGCGCCCATTCTCTACCTCCTTTGCATCTACTGCAGCAATAAAACCGATTAATGTAATGGCAGCAGTGATGACAGCGCCAGCACCCCAAACCCACCTTTCAAGTTTGCGAACACGGTCACGAAGTTCTTCAGACACCTTTTCAGCATCTTCAATCCTGTGCTTCAGAAGAAATATCTCCTGATCCTGGTTCGCATCTTTCTGGTTGATTTGTTCCGCCATTTTCCAACTCCTGGAATGCCAGTTTCATAATAGTATATATGTAGTAAAAAGTTCCAATCAAAAGAATTATTATGCTTATGATGACACTCCAGACAGGATCGTTTAAGTTTTCATGTGTTCTTAATAATAAATTCATTAGCAATTATTTAAGTAACTTTTTCTTTTTTCTCCTCTTCTTTTTTCTCTTCTCTTTTATCTTTTTTCGCTGGAACAACCCCGAAAGTAGCTAAAGTTCCGGTGAACACGCTGGCTATAAAAGTCGGATCGATGTTTTTCTGAGGAACACCAGGAATAGTTACATAATTAAGTGTAAGAATTGCTGCGGACCACGAAAGAATAACAACACGCACCAAAGCGGACAATCCTTCGTCCGCCCAATCAAACTTATTCGACTGTTTTTCCTCTTTCTTCTTTGGAGCAGACTCCATATTGAAAGAGCAAGGCAACTTTATTTATTTGATATAATTATTTTCACGCAACCATTCCTCGGTCAATGGTGTTGGTTTATAAACCTCCCACATCTTTCCAGTAGCACATGCATCAAGTGCTTTGGCGGTCATGCCTTCTGTATGTCCTGCCCAAAATGCTTCCTTCTCCCAAGGAATTGCACCTGGAGTCATTCTGTAAGTGTCTTTAGCAATCGCCTGCCACATCCTAGGAACATCTTCTTCATTATGAATAATAGCAATCAAACTGTTATCAATAGTTCCTGCCATACAATCCTGTGCAGCGTGCCACCCTTCATGCCTGGTCACTGCCATGAGTGTGCTTTGGCGATGCATAAAAGATTCATTCAAAAAGAAATTATTAGAAACCGTATGATAAACACCTCTGTGCCCAGGTGGAAAATATTTTTCATTCCCTAAAAAGACACCAACTCCGACCCTATCAAAAGAGGCGATGATGTCATCAAACTCAGAATCAATGCTACTAAAATCACGGTTGGGATAGTGATCCTTAATATCTTGAATACTTTTGATTCGTTTAACATCTTTAGCGCATTCCCTTAAAATCATACAACCCATGGCATCCATGGTGTAATACCCCTTTGTAGGTTCTGCTTTCATAGGGACAGTTGTCCCATGAACCATACCCAGAAGAAGTCCAGTAATAATATGCTTTATCATGGAAGAGCCACACCACCAGTCATCGAAGGTCCTGCCCCACCGAAGGGAATAGCACCTCCTGTAGCACCAGGAAGTTCTGGCATGGCAGAATCAATCATACCAGGAAGAGCACCTGCAATCGCTTCTGTTGCTGCTGTAGCAACTTTTTCTTTAACACTTGCAAGGATAGAATCCTTTTGCAAATAAACATAGGTGCCACCACCAATGATACCTGCAACACCAACAAATGATAAAACTGCTAATACGTTAATTACTTTTTGCATAATAAGCCTCGTAATATTTTACAATCCCAAATGATGTTTTATGTCCTTGTGATATCCAATCATGGGCACATTCATAAATGGATTGTCCTGAATATTTAGGTTCACTATTAACAAGTTCTCCGCCGTACTTTGAAAGAAGAATCTTCAGAACTTCTCCCCTCAAATTCATACGATTATCATCATAACGCCAATCTTCATTCATGGAAATTTTCTGATCCTCCCTGGAAGTTTTCAGATCCACCAACAGGATCTAATTGAAGCGTAGTTGCAGAACTTTTAGTTGCAATTTCATACATTAATTGATGAATATTATCAGGTTCTCCTTTACCAACTTCCTGTGCTTGCTGCTGCTTGATAAAAGTTTCTTGCTCAATATAATCAAGTTGTTTTTGGGAACGTGCAGGAGCAGGTCCAAACCAAGGATCATCTTCAAGATAGACAGGTGCAGGAACGCCAGTGTAATAATTCAGAGCATCTTGTTTAAATGCTTCACCTTCGCATTCTACAATCTGCTCATCAATAGCACACTGTATTTGATCTTCAGTGATTTTTCTTTTTGGTTCTAATAGAGTCTTAATTGCTTTAATAATCATTGCCAGTGATAATGGTAGAAATTTCCGTTTGAACTACACATAGGATCCTCCGATGGAACCCTGTGCCTAAGCATAGATTGTCCTTTAAAATCTGTTCTGTTTCCTATGATGCTATATGCTTTTAATATGTTTTTTCTTCCTTCTAGGGAGTTTAATTTGTTTACCAGCACCCAATCTGTTTTAGGATATTTGGAATCAAATCCTTGATACTGATGTTGACCTCTACTACTCTTTGCATGAACAACTTCATGCACACTGTTAGGGAACACCTTAGAATTGACTCTATTAAGAACAGAGGCAGCGACACAATACTCGTCGAAGGTATTCCCAACTGCTTCTACGCGAATTACTTTAGCAAGATAGGTATAATCAAGTGGTGTTAAAGATAGTAGCAGTTCTAGAAACATATAAAAAAAGAGGTCTTTTCTTAGACCTCTTAATATAGTATACCTATTTAGTTTTTGTCAAGAGGGTGATGGTGAATATACTGGTGTCATCATCCCTCCATCTGGACCGTCATCATCATCAACATCATCACTCAATAGGGCAGCAAATATAAACCCTCCTAACATGGACGCTGCTATGAGTAACATATCGTTCACCAAATACCAGGGATAATCTGTCCTGTGACTGCATATGCACCCATGGCGGCAATAACACCGATCATAGCTGCAATTCCATTAATACGTTCTGCGGTTTCGTTCATGAGTTTAAAGTGAGATAAAATTTACTTTGGTCTGAAGGTGAGTTTTCGTAGATAGAAGAATCACCGTATACTTTGTGGTCTTTGTATCCAACCATGCGACCCTTTGTGTTTTGAAGGGCAGGCATGAAGGCAATGATAAAGAATACTGCAGGTGCTCCGATAATGAGACCACCAGCAATTACATAATAAGTTAGAAGTTCAAGCATCATTCAGAATCCGAAAACACCAAAGAAAAATACACTACCAGTAGTAGCATAGCTGACAATAGCAGCAACAAATCCAAGCATAGCAGTGCGTCCATTTAATTTCTCCGCACGTTCTGCGTAGGTCTCGTAACCATAACGCTCAGCGTCAGACTTGGAGACATACATTTGTGGCTCTTTAGCGAACAAATTTTGTTGCCCTAATTCATTTGTCGTTACAGTCATTTACTTTATGTTGCAAATCTTTACATAGTATATAGTAAAAAAGCACCCCTGTCAAGGGGTGCTGTGTAGTGATTTATACTTATATCACTTAATAGTGTCAACAGCAGCAAGAGATTTCTGTCGAAGAGACTCTGGAAGAGGTACATATCCCAAAGAATCTGAAACCGCTTGCGACTTTTCACTCAGCATATAACGAAAAGTTTCCTTGACTCCAGGAGCGGACTCAGGATAGGCAAGGATCCATGTTAGAGATACGATTGGGTAAGCATTCGCACCTGCAGGGTTAGGATCTGCCCCACGAAGTTTATCGTCTAATACAATCTTGGCAAGTCCAGCAGCAGATGTTTTTGCATTTGCCTTTACAAAGTTGCCTGCCTTATTCTGAAGAGCAACCTGTTGGAACTTACCACCGTTCACATAACCATAGTTCAGATAACCGATAGCACCGACCTGGTTCTTGATAACACCGGCAACACCAGAGTTACCTTTACCACCAACACCAACAGGCCACTGGACAGACTTACCAGTTCCTACAGTCTTCTTCCACTCGGGAGAGAAAGCAGACAGGGAGTTGGTGAAACCTTTGGTAGTACCAGAACCATCAGAACGATGAACAGTTAAGATGTTCTTATCAGCACAACCAAAGGTGCTCCAGTTTGTAATCTTACCAAGGAAGACATCAGCAAGTTGCGTCTGAGTCATCTTTACATAACAATCAGGATAGTTGTAAGCAGGAACGATGGCACCACCAGTCATGGGGATGTGAACCATGGGTAGTTTCTGCTTCTTATCACTTACTGCACCATCAGAGGCACCAAAGTCAACAGTCTTGGCATGATACTGACGGACACCAGCACCACTACCAACTGCTTGATAGTTCACTTGGTTTCCAGTCTCCTTTGCCA